AGTCGAGCGGGGTTCGAGCAGGTGGAGCTTGTAAGGCCGGCCGTTGCCCAGTCGCTGGATTTCGGCATAGCCGTTGCCGTAGACCAGGGCGTGGAGCATCTGAGACTGGCGCCATTGCGCGGGTGTCGATTCGCCATCGGGCGTCCGGCTCACGATCTCGTGGTTGGAGTGATCCGTCGCCTCTCGACAGCTTCCATCGGGCAGGTTCTGGACGATCTTCAACGGGAAGATGGAGATGTCGGTGGCGATCACGCTCACTGTGGCGAGGAGAGTGGCGCTCTGAAGCGCGGTCTGCTCGGTGACGACCACGCCCGCGGAGCCACCCGGTGGCCACCACAACTCCTCGCCGGCGACGGCGCGGGATTCGGGCTCGGGGAGCGCACCGCCGCGGTCGAAGCGGTCACCAAGCCGGGAGGGGAAGCGTTTCGGGGCGCTCATAGGAGGATCATTTCCCGATCGTTATAGACCGACCGCTTGGGTTGCTGGCCGGGATCGGTCGCCGCGGCCACCGCATTCACCGCCGCGGCCGCGCCGTCGATCTTCTGGCGTGACTTCTTTTTCGAGAGCTTGACGTTCTTCGCCTCGTCCTCGGTCCCGACGGCGTTCGAGACACACCAGTTCATGACCGGGTTGTCGTCGTGCTCGATGTCGCCGGCGTCGATGATGGCCCGGAATTCCTTGGTGGGCTCGGAGAGCGAGAGGAAGCCCTGGCGAATCTCACCCACGGGGATTCCGTCCTGGTCGCGGAGCTCGATCAGGAGCTTGGTCGCCGCGTAGGGGTCGGCCAGGAGCTTGACGACGTGGAGCTCGTCGGCGGCTTCCTTGATCTCGCGGCGAATGAATCCATAATCGATCACGCCGCCTGGTGTCGGCGTGAGGTAACCCTTCTCGGCCCAGTGGCGATAGGGCATGTGGGTCTGATGCTCGAGGCTCAGGAGGTTATCCTCGGGACACCAGAAGCGGACCCGGAGCCGGAAGCGGCGGCCCTTGCGCGTGAGGATCGCCATGGCGGCGAGGTCGTTGCGGTCGGCCAGGTCGAGGCCGAGGAAGGTCTCTCCGTCGCGGAAGTCGGCCAGTGTGAGGATGCGCTTGGCCGCGCATCGTTGCCACGCATCGAGGTTGAAGAACTTTGCTGCGGCACGGGCGACGATGTTCAGTCGGAGCCGCTTGAAATTGTTGAGCTTCACCGGGACTTGCTTCGCCTCGGCGAGCTCATGACGGAAGTCGTCCTCGTCGATCGTGACTCCGAGACTCGGGTTGGCTTTCCGCCAGGTCGCGGGGTCGTCGATGTCATCCGTCGGCAAGGCGCGGTAGACGATGCCGAGGAAGGTCGTGTCCTCGATCGTGCCGTCGTTCACCTTCTCCGCGTATTCTCGCTGCTCGAACCAGATGCCGTCTTCGTCTTCACCCGCGGTGGTGATCGAGCCCATGAGCGATTCGAGGCGGGCCACGCCTGCATATTCGAAGACTTCCCAGAGCTCCCTGTTGGGCTGGCGATGCAACTCATCGAAGGTCGTGAAGGACGGGTTGAGGCCATCTTTCGAGCCGGATTCGGATGAGTTGGCGCGCATCCGGCCGTTCTTGGCCGGGTAGAGGATCACCTTGCGCGAGTCGATCACGTCGAGTCGCTGCGAGAGGTCGGGCGAGGCCTTGACCATCCGCGCCGACTCGTCGTAGAGCATCGACGCTTGGTCGCGGTCGCATGCGTTGTTGTAGCACTCCGGTCCGTCGTCGCCGTCGATCAGTTCCAAAAGGTGCATCGCGGACAGGAGAGTCGTCTTGCCGTTCTTTTTGGCGATCTCGACGTAGAACCTCTTGTATCTACGGCGACCGTCGGCGCGTCTCCATCCGTAGAGACGCATGAGGAAGTCACCCTCCCAGTCGAGCAGCTTGATCGGCTGGCCCGCCCAGCGGCCCTTGCTCTGACGACAGAAGTTCTCGATGAAGTTGCAAGCGTGCTGGCCCTTCGCCGCGTCGAAGGTGCATCCCTCGCGCAACGCGAGCGCATCGCTCGGATTTCGGAGCCATTTCTTGGGAACGGGTCGGGGCATCAGGCCTTCTTCTTCAGGAAGTCCGCGAGCGGATCAGCCGGCGCGGCAGGGGGCACCTTGATCGAACTTCGCGAGCTCGGGGTGAGACCGAACTCGGCGAGGAGCCGGCGCCACTCGCTCCGGCGTGTCACGTTTTCCGGGAACTCCCGCCACCGCGTGAACGAGTCGCAGAGCAGCGCCAACGCGTGGCGATCGGCCAGGGTCAAGACACCCATCCGCGCGAGCATCGGAGCCAGCTCGCCCCAGAGCTCGAGCCCCTCGCCGCTCACGTAGTCTGGCGGTGTGGGGATCCCTGCCGGGCCCTGGGGCTCCGCGCCGTTGACACGGCACGGCTGCACCCCCGCGAGCAGCTTGAGCGCTGTCGGTTTCGGTTTGCAGCCTCTCTTGCCCATCTTGAACCTCAAAAACTTGCACGAAAACGTGCAAAAGGCCGGCCCGTCTCGCGAAGAGGTGCACTTTTGGTAAAAATCCCCCCCCCACGGGGGACCTGAGTCAGTCGCTCTGAATGTCCTTGGTCTTGACCAGGTGGTAGCGGCTGATCGTCTCAATCACTGCCTTGCTCGTCTGGTCCGTCGCAAACACGGTGAGGCTGAGCCTGGCCACTTCGCCAGCACGGAGAGAGAGGTTGATTTCCTCAACGTTTTCAAGCTTCTCACCAAGGGCTTTACCAAGGGCTTTCTTGACCTCTGGCCAAATCGCTTCACTGGATAGGATTGGATGTGGCTCGCTCATCTGATCTCCTCAGCGAGATGGCAGGGCGGGCAGACGGCCTTGAGGTTCACCCAGTCGAGGGCGAGGTGAGGGTGCGTCTTGCGGGCGTGCCTGTGGTGGACGTGCTCAGCGAATGTCGTGATGCCCTTGACCTGGCATGACTCACAGAGAGGATGACTGGCCAGGTAGGAAGCCCTGAGCTTCCGCCACCTCGTCGAGCTGTAGAAGTTCTTGTCTTCCTGTCTCGCGGGCGCTCGCTCGTACGCCTTCTTAACCTCGGCCTGCCCGGGCGGGCGGTAATACTGGATCTTGCCTGGCATGCTCACCTCAGACTGATAAGGGCCGGCGGGAGGGAACGCCTGGAACCTCCCGCCGGCCACCCCTGGACTCACCCGCGTTGCGGGCACGGGTGATCGCCTGATAGATCAGGGGGAGGTTGGGACGCTCCACTCGCTCGGCAGTGGGCCACATCGTCCACCGCGAAGGGGCACGCCAGCTTGGCGATGCGCTCGGCGATCTCACCGAGCTGCTGCCAGAGGACCTCGCGATCGTGGCACACCTCGTCGAGCTGGCCCGCGAGCTGGCCGATCTGGAGCTGGTACGACTGGTGTCTCTCTGCCTCGGAGGCAATCCGCTCCTGTCTCGCCGCAAGCTGGGCACGCTGCCAGAGGATGATCAGGGTCGACCCTGTCACCATGAGGGCCACGTTCAGGGCCTGCACCCACGTCGTGAAGGCCGCCGGCGTGATCGCAGCGAGGACCTCTGCCGAGGCTATCCCATATCCTGCGACGGCCAGATGGAGCGGATGAAAACTGGTGATCTGGATCGGCATCGATCGGCCCTCCTATCCCAGCCCGATTAGAACGCGCCCGGTTTCTTGAGCTGCTCTCCCACCCATCGCATGCGCTGCTCTGCGCTTCCCGCACTGAGTGGGATGCCGCTTTCCTGAGACAGCTCCTGCTCGATCGAGCTGATGCGACTCCGGGCCAGGTCGAAAACCCCCGCGAGCAACCGATCCGAGAACGGCGACCTCGCCAGTGCGAAGATCAGAAGGTTGCGGCGTCTTCTCCATCGCTGGCCGACCGTCATGCCGCCCTCACCGTTCGAAAACATGAAACCATCGGAAAATCGACCGCTTCCGTCCACAACTATCGAGCCTTCCGCGATTGCCCTTCGGCCCATCGCGCACTGATCTGAAGGTCAATCAACCCCTTTTTCTCGATAGTGCGCAAAGGGCGATCGGTGGCCTCTACCGATCGTCCGTCGCCACCGCCCGGCGCTGCTTTTCCGGGTGGTTCGACCCTGAGTTGATCGCCCCAGTGATTCCCCCGGCGACGTCGCCGTCAGGGTCGATCAACCCATGGGTCAACCCACCTACAAGCACGCCTTCAAACCTGATTTTCTCGAAGGACCCACCGCGTGCGCGTCATCGGATACGTTCGTGTCTCGACCGACGAGCAAGCCTCTGAGGGAGTCTCCCTGGACGCGCAGAGCGAGCGCGTCCGCGCCTACTGCGGTCTCTACGGACTCGACCTCGTGGACCTCGTATCCGACCCCGGCGAGTCCGCCAAGACCCTCGAGCGACCGGGCCTGAATCGCGCCCTGGCCTACCTCGACGCCGGCCAGGCCGACGGCCTGGTGATCGCGAAACTCGACCGGCTCACCCGCTCCGTGGCCGATCTGGCGACCCTGCTCACTCGGCACTTTGGGGACGGCTGCACGCACCACCTGTTCTCGGTCGCCGACTCGATCGACACCCGGACGGCCGCGGGGAGATTGGTCCTCAACGTCCTCACGACGGTCGCGCAGTGGGAGCGTGAGACGATCTGCGAACGCACCCGCGACGCGCTCCGTCACAAGCGAGCGCGCGGCGAGCGCACCGGCGGTGTCCCCTTCGGATTCGACCTCGACGCCTCCGGCCCGACAACCAAGAGTGGTCGACCCGCCCGCCTCATCCCGAACCCCGCCGAAGCGGCGGTCATCACACGGATCTGCGACTTGAAGCGGATCGGCCTCGGCCCGCGAGCGATCGCCGCCCAGCTCACTCTCGAGCAGATCCCCACCAAGCTCGGCTTCCCGACCTGGTCCCACTCGGCCGTGTCCAAGATCCTCATCCGAACTCAGGAGCCACGCTCATGACCTGGTGGACCGACCTCCTAGGCTGGATTCACCCCGGCCCGATCCCGCCGGCCCCGACTCCCGTTCCCTCTCCCACTCCCGACGCCGACGTCTCCATCGAGCTCCTGAAGCTCATCAACGCCGCGCGGACCACCTCCGCCCTGGCCGCGCTCTCACCCGATGCGCGACTCGTCGCGGCGGCACAGGAGCACGCCACGCGCATGGCGGCCGTCGGCGTCCTGGCTCATCAGGGCATCCTCGACGGCACCCCGTGGCGCCGGGCTTCGAACGCTGGGTACCAACCGACCGAAGTGGCTGAGAATATCGCCGAGGGCTTCCCCAATGCCGCGGCGGTCGTCAGCGCCTGGCTGGCCGACCCGCCCCACCGCGTGAACATCCTCGGCCCGTCCTCGAACTTCGGCGCCGCCGTGGCTGCCGACGGCACGGGCCGGCTGTGGTGGTCGGCCACGTTCGCGGAGCCGAAGTGATGGCCGCCCGGGTGATCCGCGGCGACTGCCTGGCCGTGCTGCCGACGCTCGATGAGGGCAGCGTGGACGCGGTCGTGACGGACCCGCCTTACGGCCTGCGTTTCATGGGCAAGTCGTGGGACCACGGCGTTCCCGGCGTGCCGTTCTGGACTGCCATCCTCCGCACGCTCCGGCCCGGCGGCTACCTGCTGGCGTTCGGCGGCACACGCACGTTTCACCGCCAGGTGTGCGCGATCGAAGACGCGGGGTTCGAGATCCGCGACACGCTGAGCTGGCTGTACGGGAGCGGCTTCCCCAAGGGCAAGGGCTGCCTGAAGCCAAGCTGGGAACCGATCACGCTGGCCAGACGGCCCGGCCCGACCGTGCTGCCGCTGCCAGGGCTGGGCGGGTGCCGGGTGGGACATAACGAGCCGTTCAAGACCACGGCCCGGAAGTTCACCACGGGGCAGTTGTCCCGCCGAACGAATGACGGCCGCGACATGGATCAATGGGAGAAATCACACAGCGGGAATGGGAGAGAGCTTCCCGCGTCAGCTTCCCCCGCCGGCCGCTGGCCGCCGAACCTGCTGCTGTTGCACAGCCCGGGCTGCAACGGCCAGTGTGACGACGGCTGCCCGATCAAGGCACTCGGGGAGCAGAGCGGGGAGCGGGCAGGGTTCAAGGGCTTCCGACCGGGTGCGACACGTTCCACTGATGGCGGTTACTCAGGCGACATGCCGCTGCAGCTCCTCAGCACTGGCCACGGCGACTCCGGAACCGCCGCGCGCTTCTTCCCGCAGTTCCCGGCCGAGCCGTTCTTCTATGCGCCGAAGGCCA